AAAGACGCTGACTGGATCGGTGCTCCACGCAGCCTTGCTCCACGCCTTTGTCTTGACATCGACTTTGAGACCGCACACATCGTAATCGTGCGTGGTCGCGTCAATAAACTTAAATGGGATATGACCGCTGAGCAGTGCCGCCTCAAAGACGGCCTGACCAACGCAGCCAGTCCAGGTCGTATTGCCTGCCGCCTTATCCTGCCGGAATCGTAGCCGCGCACTTGACTGCGCCGCCTTGTACATCTCCTCTGCTCGGACGATCACGGCTGGAGTAAGAGCAATCTCAATCACGCCTCATCCTCCTTGCCAAAGACGCGGAAGACGCGCGCACCTGGCTTCTCTGCGGTGAACTTGTTGACCGCCTGCTCGTAGGTCTCTGGCGCGACGCCGCGCAGCACATCCGCGATGGACTCCCAGTCCACCTTGAGGCTGCTCTTGTTGGTCTTCCAGGTGGCAAGCCAGCCTTGACCCTTGACGCCTTCGCCTTCGCCAATCGCCTCCTTGATGGCAATAGCCATCTCTTTGAGTGCAGCATCCGCAGCCTCTGCCTCAGCCTTCGCCTCAATGTAGAGGCGCGCAATGTGATCCAGCTGCGGATCAGCCTTTGCGTAGGTATTGCTGCTCTGCGGCTTGACCTCTGCGAGCGTGTCGCTGTCATTGCCGGTCAGAGGTGGTGGCGTGCCACTAGCGACCAGTTCGCGGAAGGCGACGGCCTTATCGAAGAGCATGGTCTGGTAGACAGGGTCAGCCTCTACGCGCTCAATGCGAAAGATCAGCCCTGAGAGCAGGACTGCCACATCGGCGTACTTGGCGCCAGTCACAAACATCTGCCACTGCACCTGATCAACGTATTCAGGCGGCACTGGGTACAACTGCCAGCGGCTGCTTGTTGAAGTCTTGATCTCTACCAGCCCCTCAGGGTCACCAACAATGGTGCGATCCAGGGAAGCCATTGCCCACGGATGCTCCTTGAGGCGAACGATGCCGTTCGACTTGCGCAGCTTCTTTCCAGTCTCTGCGGTGTAGTAATCAGCAACTGCCTGCTCTAGCAACTGGCCGCGCTGTGCGGCTGCTCCAGCAGCCTGCTCGCCAACCTGCCCAGTCAACTCCGCCCAGAGGCGGTATGCCGTCTTATACGGCGACGTGCCATTGATTGCGGTGATACCGGTGGCAGTAATGCCGCCCTTGCGGATCTCAAACCATTCAGGGCTGCGCTGCGGCGCACTAATAAACTCAAAGCGCTTGCTCATTGCATCCTCCCAAATACTGGCTGGCTCTTAGCGATCTGGATCAACAGCGTCCAGCAGACGCCACAGATCTGGTCACGCTTTTGCGTGGACTTGGTCTTAATCGGTGCCTTGCAATACGCGCACTTCATCAGCCAACCAACTTCAGCGCAATCACCGCCAAGATCCACACGATCATCAATCCGACCGTGAACTCAAAGCGTTCCTGCCGATGCGACTCGCGCTGGAACTTCTCGAACTCCGTTGTGAAGTGCGGCCGCACGACCATCTTGGGCGTGCTCTTTCGGTTGACTTTCACAGTGACCCTCCCATCGCGGTATACGCGATCAAATAGCCGAGCAGTGCATAGACTGCAAGGATGATGCCGTGAACGAGACCCTTCCTGACTGCGGCAATCACTTTGCCACCTCCTTCAACGCAATCTCTTTGACTACGAAATGCGCGTCCATATCAAAGCGCAGACCTGCATTCGCGTAGAGCGAAGCCGTCTCGCGTGCAATACGGTGTGCCTTCAGGTCGTTGATCATCTCGTGACCAGCCTGCTGTGCAACAGTCGGAGTCATCAGCGCACCGCCTGTGACTCAGCAGCCACCGTCTCAGCCAAAGCGTACTGAAGGAAATCGCGGCGGAACTGCTCGCCTGTAATGCGAACCTGCACGCTACCGGTATCGGCAACCGTTGTGCGACCAGTCTTGGCGATGCGGACAACGATGCCGCGTGGAAGGTAGGTGCCGTGTGCGACCTCTACGCTTCGCATTGCTACAAACTTTCCGAGCTCCTGTGTCATTTTTGACCTCCTGTCAGGAGAGCCGTTTTGGCTCGTCCTCCCTGACATAGGTACTCTAGGGGATAACGCTAGGAGCCGTCAACCCCTGTTGCGCGGCTATTTTTTATGCAGGGTGGATAGTCCCCTGGGTGGAGGAGGGACCACCCAGGGGAAGCCGCCTAGGACGGCTGAGACAAATCCTCTAGGCTGACCGCTACGAGTAGGCGGAGGCAGACCCCACAGAGCAGCTCGCCGAGCGACTCCACCTCCCAGACCCTAGCGACCATTTCGCAGACCGAGCAGTTGCCGAACGGCTTCGGCATTGTTACTTGCGCTGGAGGCCGTATGCGGCGTTATCACGATCAAGCGCCTTGACCACGATGCCCAGCCCTGAGGCGAGACCGGCAGAGACGATGGTGCGGAAGTCGCCACCCTGAATGTCAAGCAGCGGAATGCCGAGACCGAGCGCCACCGAGATGCTGACCGTGAGGAACGTGCGGACAAAGTCCAGCGCGATCTCGTCTACCTGCGTGTTGGCGGCGATGTACTTGAGTCCGGCGAAGATGCGGTTCATACCCTTTTCCTTTCCTGTAGCGGCGGCTGCCGCGTTGAGAACTGCGAGACCGTCAGCGGCGATAGCGCCCCAATCAGCCTTGCCGATCTGATCCAGTTGCGCCTGAACGGCATCTGGTGTCTTAGTACCCTGAGCAGGCTTTCGTGGCTCTGCGTGGCTCTTTGGTGCCTGTACGGCGATTCTAGGAGTCGGTGCAGGCACAGGTGCAGGAGCGACCACAGGCGTAGCGACTGGAGCAGGAGCGGCAATCTTGCCTGGGTGCGTGACGATGAGCAGGCACTTATAGTCAGCGGCCACCTTGCCAGCCTTTACCTTGCTGTTGGCGATCTGGCGCAACTGCGCCTCTGTGACCGGCACGCCGTACTTCTCGGCGGCTTGCTTATCGTCGCGTGTTGGACACGCCCATTGGAAGCCGTGATCGGCGCACCACCCTGCGGAGGTCATATGGCCGTAGCCAGCCTTCAGGTGTGCAGGATCTTTCTTTGTCCACCACTTTTTCCAAACATCGTGCCACTTTGAGATGTGCACATCGGCTGGATAGCCAACTGGCTGCTGCACCCAAACCATAAGAGCCGCGCCGCCCTTAGCGGCGGTCATCGCGTCATCCCACGACTTTGCATAGCGCGCCTTGCCGCCGAGTACGGCAATGGTCTGGACGGCTTCTTTTAGAGAGCCGCCTGCATCGTTGACGCCCTGCTTATCTTTGCGCCCTGTCGCCTTCTCGAAGGCTGCGACGCCCTGAGCGGCGCTGTAGTCAACGGTATAGCCAGAAGCCCACGAGACTGCAGCGGCACAGGATGACCAAGTGCAGTCATCTAGGATCTGATTGGCTGCGCCTTTTAACTTGGCTTCAGCGTCGGCGTAGAGCTGGGACTTGACGCGGTACAGCATTTACTCCTCCATCCACCGTAGTGGTCCAGTGAGCAGCCAGATCAGCGTCAGTCCGCCGAAGAGTGCCGCCATGGTGTCTTGGGTAGGGCCTGAGGGCAGGATGATTACAGCAAAGCCCAGGCCCATCACAGTCCACGCTCCGCCCACCAAGTCAACGATGATGCGCTTGATCACTTGGTCACCTTTCTCGCCGCAGCCGCAGCGCTAGACGCAGCAGCGACGGCAGCATTTGCCACCTGGCTGATCACGATAGCGACCGCCACCGGCGCAGCCTTCTCTTTCTCGGCAGGAGAGAGATCCTTACCTAGGTTGGTGATCGCTTCAATCGCCTGCGTGACGGTCTCAGCGACAGCAGCAACAGCCTCACCAACTGCCGCAACCGTTTGCTCCGCAATGTTATCTGGTGACGGTGTCGGTTCAGGTGTTGGCTCCACGCTTGGCTCTGGCTCTACTGACGGTTCAGGAGTAGGTACAGGAGTGGGAGCAGGAGTAGGGGCGACTGTCGGAGTAAGAACTGGCGTCGGCTCGGCCGTGGGCGACGGCTGGGGTGTGGGAGTCGGTGTGGGTTCAGGGGTCTGCGTTGGTTCAACACTTGGCAACTCACTTTCTGTAAGGCTTGGGGTAGGCTCTGGCGATGGTTGAATACTTTCTGATTCAGTTGGGGTTGGCGTTGGCTCAACAGATGGCTCTGGGCTTGGCTCTAGCGACGGCTCTGGGCTTGGTGATTCAGTCGGCGGAACGCTTGGCTCAGGTGCTGGGAGCGCGCTGGTAGTCAGCCATTCAGCCGGCACAATGCCGTAGCCGCTTGGGGAGCCGTAGTCGAGTCGCGCGCACGCGCCGCCGCCCCACTCAAACATCCAGATATCCAGCGCGTAGGACTGCCCTGTGACGAGCTGCGAATAGCCCTCATTCGGTCCAGACCAATGACCGCCACAGCCGTGGAAGTTCCAGTCATCAATCGTGACCACGCCGTCAAGCGTCATATACCAGCCGTCATCGCTCCAGTTGAGGAACTCCCATTGGCCGCTCTCTGGCACCGTCAACCAGCCCTCAAAGTGCACCATAAAGAAGTTGACTGGACAGCCGTCTGCGGCAGGACCGCCGCCCCATTGGAAATCGATGCTTGGCACCACGGCGGAGTAGCAAACTGGCTGCTCTGGCTCTTGCTGCCACGGACCAAGACCAAGCATCACGCCGTCGTAGACCGTCATCGTCACGCCCTGCTGCGGCGTGTCCTCAGCGCGCACGATGGGCAGGAAGATGAGCGTGCTGAAGATGATCCCCAAGAGTGGGAACGCGAGCCGCTTCACTTAGAGAGCAGCGATGCGATTAGTGGCACGAGCACGCTGAACAACAGCCCTGCGATAGCCACCAGCCCTCCTTTGAGTTTGTCCACATCTGAGCGCACCTGATCCAGCTTGGCGGAGTGTGCGTCCAGTCGCTCGATCAGTTGGTCGATCTGGCGTGGCGTCATCGCTCCTCCAGCGCCTTGAGACGCGCGTCAATGTCAAGCAGCGCCTGCACCACGAGCGCCTCAATCTCGTTCTGAGGGATGTTGACGCCAAGCACTCGACCATCAGTGTCAATAAGATCGGCTTCAAGATCTCCAACGCCCATGTCCTCAACCCAATGCTTGAGGTCAGTTGTTGCAACCTGATCAGCAATGAACCCAAGGCGCTGACCATTGTCATCCACCGCATCTGCGCGCTGATGCGCCTCTGGTCGCTTCCACTTGAACGCCACCGGCATCAGCTGCCGCAGCGTATCCAGCGCGCCGCTGATTGCGGTGATCTCTTCCTTGAGGCGTGAGTCGGATGGGCTTGTGGTGTTTGCATAGCGCCAAGCGCCGCCTGTATACGCATAGATGCGTAGGTTGGTGCTATCTACTGCAAGCCCACCATTACGGAGTGCGTCAGAAAAGGCATCTGTTGTACCTGATCCGTTGAGTGTTGTTGTCGGCTGCCCTGCCGTTGATTTAGTGATCAAGACGCCTGGACTGGTGCTGCTTGTTGATGCCGCCAAATCAAATCCATTGGTGTAC